TTTAACTGAAACTGGTATACCTGGCGTTTGTCAGATTTTTAATTGGAACCATCACTCACCATCACAAGCAGTTTATCCAGACGGAAACTTTGCGTACAGATATTGGGTAACAACTCAAGAGCAAAGAAGAAAGTTTGAAACAAATTCAAATATGCACGCTGGCATCGCAGTTGGAAATGCAATTGCATACAGATACGCTCAAAAAATTTTTAAAATAAATCCATCAACAAAAAAGATTTCTCCTTACGACCAAATTCCTTGCGAACTTGATATAGCTATACAAAAAGTTCAAGAGGAGTTTGATCGTTACAAACCATCTAACGAAAAAGATAATTTAAAATTTCATTGGTATAAAGAAACTATACCTCAAACGATTTCGCAGCTTGAGAAAGCTTGTGAACTACTAGGTGTCAGACATAATGTGGTAGCGGAAAATGTTTTATCCTTGCATGATCCTCGCCTATTACTTCCAATTATTGGAAGATCTGACATTGAATACGATCTAAAAGATTTTTCATCGATCGCTTCTCATGTTGGCGATCATCCTTTCGGTCTTTTAGAAATTAAAACAAGTCACGATAGACCTTCTAGATTAAAGAAGGATGGAACCTACAGTTGGGTTAGTGCTAAAGTTCCTACTGCACCTAGTAGAAATCATTTACTTCAGGTAGCGTTTTATAAAAAATGCAAGCCTGATCATTTTGTAAGTTTAGTTTACGTAGTTAAGGATGATTTCAAAATCTTCGATAAAAATAATTGCGGAGATTTACAAGATGAGAACTTAGAAAATTATTACGAACAGTTAGTTACAATCTTCAAAAGAAGAGAACGGTTGATGATGCGTTACGCTGAAGAAACCAACAAAGAAAAAATCATTAAAGAATTGATCCAAGATTTAGATCCGCAGTTTGACCACAATTTCTGCTGGTCCATTGGTTCACTATTTCTAAATGATGCAAAAAAATTGTGGAACAACAAATAGGTAAATAATGGAAAAATATAACGACAAACTAATAGACGCAATAAACGAGTATAAGAAATATGGAGGTAAGGATGATGTCAAAATTCATGGCAAATCTTACGCTTTAGTTTCAACAAGACTTGCTTATGCGAGAAGAGTTCTAGGATCTTTATTGGATCTTAAAACTACAATAATTCACCATGACGATAAAAAGGTGATTGTTCAAGTAGATGCTTATATCTCAGATATACACGTATCTACTGGATTATCTGAAGAGTATAGAAGTTTTAGTAAAATAAATAATACTTCGGCTCTTGAGAACGCTGAGACGTCAGCCTGCGGTAGAGCGCTAGCATTTCTAGGCTTTGCTTCGGATAGCGTCGCTAGTGCTGAGGAAGTTTCTTTAGCAATAGAGCAGCAAGATCGTCAATTACAAACAGCTCTCCAGGAATTAGAAAAAGTCTCACATTCTGGAAATTATCAGTCTTGGATAACCAAACATAAGTCTATGCTTGAGAAAACTAAAGCTGCTAATCCAATCGCTTACGATAAATTCAAAGAGCGATTTACTGAGTTGAAATCAAACCTTGAGACTAAAGGAGTGTTAAATGGCTGAAGGTCAAAGCACTAAATCATACGGAACTGCTATTGTTAATACTGACAAAGCAAGTCCTAAATCGTACGACTTAAAAGGTACGATTGAAGTTGACGGAACTAAATATCGTTTCGGCGCTTATAAATCAACTGCATCAGGTAAAGGAAAATTACCTGAAGGTTCTCCGTACTATTGGATGCACCGTGTAGAAAAACTGGAGATGAACTCTGAAGGTGAGAGTTTCGATCCCGCTGCATTGGAGTAAAAAATGGATACGGAAAAATATAAGTCTATTGCTATTTCGATGCCAGTTTATTTGAAGTTAAGAAAATTAGCTCAAAATAAATTTGATGCTCCAGTGAGCATGGCAAAGATTGTTGAAATGGAAATCAACAAATCTTTTGAAAAAACGTTTGCTGAGGAAAATGAGCATCGATCATAAAATAGAACACATCCGTAAAGTGAAGCAAGCAGAGTATGGAGATTTTAGCCGTAATATGGAATTGATCGCCAAATCCTGGAGCGCTCTGCTTGATCTTCCAGCACCTATTGCACCTGACAAAGTGTGCTTGATGTATGTTGTTGCAAAAGTAATTAGAGCAGCTCATTCATTTAAGGAAGATAACTTTATTGATGCACTTAACTACCTAAGAAAAGCTGAAGAATTGCAGCGACAAAAAAATGGCGAAGATAATTAATTTTCCTAACTCACCGAAGAGCGCAGCTCAAATTGAAGCTGAAGCAATGGAGCTAAATAAAATGGCTACAGAGGTTTCACTTCGAGTAGCAATGACTAGTCCTATTTGGGAATACTACGAATTAACTACTGAAGATATTGAGAGCTTAGAACAATTCGGTGAGGTTATGGAATTTCCGCCTGATGTTGCTGCAAGACTAATAACTAAATTAGCAAAACTAACTAACATTAAACCAAATGATGAGCCATTAATATGAATGATCAGATAACAGAAATAGAACAACATAAAATAACTTACGATAGTTATTTTAATTACCAAAATTTTAGCAGTGATGAACCTACTGCTAGGATCAATAGAACACCTTTTTACTTAAAGTATGAAGAAGGAGTACCAGCGTTTTATTTTAGGTACCAACATACGTTTAAAGAAATTTCTATTGAGGCGTTTCTAACCAATGCAGAGCAAAGTCGAATGTTTGATATGTCCGACTGGAAGCTCCAGGTAGAAACTTATTTTAACTTAACAATGGAGGAAATCCAATGTCAAATCGAGGAACAACGGTTGATGAAAAAATCTTCAACCATCAATTAGGTAAAAATATTAGATACCTAAGAAAACAAAAAGGCTTTACACAAGAGAGATTAAGCAGAGTATGCGATGTCCGATTTCAACAAATTCAGAAATACGAAAAAGGCTCCAACTCACCTCATCCTTGCGCTTTAGTAAAGCTAGCTCAATTCTTTAAAGTAAGCTTAGATAAGCTATGTAGCCAAACACTAATAGAAGATGCTGAGCAATTTAAGAATAGAGTTAAAAGTCTAGAAGTAGCTACTGTCGATGGCGTAGGAATACCACTGGATGGCATGAACGCTGAAATAGATGCTTTGATTGCAAAGATGCAAAAGAACTCTGACAAATTTATTAAGGACCAACCACTGGTATTTAAATTTGATAAGGAGGTTGATCCATGGCTGTAATTAAAGCAAACAAAGTAGAGTTTGAAATAATCAAACAGAATGTAAATGGAGCTGCTGCTAAGTATCTTATTAAATTATCTTATGAACCGATGCAGTTTGAGAGCAAAGAAATCGTTAGTTTAATATTAACTAATCAAACTCCTTACATAACTTTAGCTGAAGAAGATGAGCGTTGTATGAACATACTTCAAGTTTCTGGACCTGACGGACACACAACATCGCCATTTGAACCACCAGAAAAAGTGTTTGGTGATAAACCAACTAAAGAAGAATTGCTTGATGCTGTTATAGAAGATGAAAATCAACTGATGGCAAAAGGTAAACTAACACCTGAGGCTGCAGCATGGCGATCAAAAAAATAAAATCAGGTGAAGCTACATTTACCAGTGAGCAAAAGTTTATGACAGCTGAAGATGCTTACAATAGTAAAGATCCAATTAGTGAAGAACAAATTACGGTTCAAGACGTAAAAATAGATAAGACAATTATTAAGAAGGAGGTAACTATCGATGTCACTAGACAGCAAAATAGAGAGACTAAATAAAAGATACAGAGGATTAGCTAGAGTAACTAGCGCAATCAACGATCTTTATATTTACGGTATCTATGAGAGTAACTTTCCAAGATTAATGGAAACTTTGAATAAAGCTAAGGATGCAACTAAAGACGAAATCCAAGCTACAAAAGATGAGATCGAGTATTCTGCTGGCTATACAATAGCCTCAGAGAAGCCTACAGATCCATTTTTAAATCAGGATAACGAATAATGACTTATAGCGGTTTGTTTGATGAAGGAAAAAAGGATAAGCAAATCGCAAAGCTTAAAAAGAATCTAAAAGAAGTACGAGCTTCTTATGACAAAGACAGTCAACTATATCAGATTGAGATAGATCAATTAAAAGAAATAGATAAAGAACACCAAAAATTAAACGGTGAATTAAGAACTGAAATAGAAAAATTAAAAAAAGAAAACGAAATATTGTACGAAGGAAATGACGTACTTGGAATATATATTGGTGGAGGTGTTAAAGATAATTTGAAAAAAATTATAAAAAGTATGATTAAAGATATTGAAGTAGCAGCTCCAATTTTGAGAAGAAATCCAAAAGGAATATTATTTAAGACAAGTATCCAGTCTCTCGCAAAATATGCAAAGAGACTGAATGATATTTACCAGGAAATGGTAAAAAAAATTAATTAAGCTTTAAAGCGTTATCTAAACTTTCAATATAATCGACATCTTTATCAGACTGATAATCTAAATCGTTGTGATCACCGTAAATCATACGAGTAGTTTTAATATCTCTATGACCTATTTGTGTTTTAATAAAGTTATCTGAAAGCATTGGATTAGCAGCTTGTGCATCAAGTAAAGCAGTAGATGCAAAGTGTCTAAAAGTTTTAAATGGTTCACCTTTAAACTTACAAGTAACTACTTTAACATGAGTAGCGTTATCTTCTATGACAGCTAAACCAATTTTAGCGTATGATCTGTATATAAAATTACGTAACTGTTTATCAGTAACTGGTAAAGCAGTTGTTGCATTTTGTAATACAAATCTTGGATTGATTAATCTTTCAGCTTGATAGTCCTTCCATCTAGCTAATATTTTTCTCAATTTAGAAGGTATAAAAAGAACACGATCAGAGCCTTTAGCTTTAAGCTTATGCTTAACCTTCTGCTCATCCATTTGTTGTTTAATATGTATTCTATTTGTTAAAGTATTAACACCACTCCACTCTATTGCTCTTACTTCGGCTGGTCTTGCACCAGTGTAAATAAAAATACTAACAGCAACATAATTAACTACTTGATCATAATTTAATGGATCTGTAGGTTTGATAGCTTCTTGCAACCTATTAACTTCGTAACGGTTAATCATTGTAGTTTTTTTTCTTTTGTCGGAACCATCTTTTGGTTTTAACTCAGGATAATTTCCAACCTCAAAAAACTTAATGTTGTAATCTTCTTCCTCTATATAGCCTTGGTCTACACACCACTCAACCATACCTTTAAAAGAATATACCATCATAGAAGACATCTTAAATGTAGATCCATTTTTTCTAATATTCTTAAAAAAATTTACAAGATGTTTGGTTTTTAATTCTCTTAAAAGTACATCGTTAGGAAAGTAATCAATTATCCACTTACAATGTCTTTGATAGATTTTAGCTTGATGCTCACTTAGTTGGTCATGTGTATTCCATAAGTCAAACTTGTAATCAGCATAATTACTATAAGCTTGTCTTACTGTCATAGTATTTACACTGGCTATAGCTTTCTCAGCATTTTCTAAAAGCCTTTTTCTAAATACTTGCGCATCTAATTTATCGTTAAAAGATGCAACTTGTTTGTATTTACCTAACTCATCTTGCTTTTGAACAACGTAGTTTTTGTTTCTTTTAATTACTTTTGTCTTAATCATTTTTATCATCTCCATTGGTTATAGAGTTGACATCAACAATTTCAAATTTAGGAAGGTCTACAACTTGGAACGGTCGTAATGTAAACGACTGGTTTAACCCACTCACCCAACTGGTCGGGTTTTGTACCTTTCGTGTCACTTGTGTATCTTTTTTTGTACCTTGGAAGTTACAATTTGAAGTTTTTTGGTGACATGTAACACAATTTAAAGTTTGATTTCGTGTTACAAGACAATCTAAAAGTGTTTGCTGACAACTCATACCAGTCATTCTATGAGCGACTAATTTCGTTAGCAAGCAATTAGTTTTGTTATATACCGCAACGTTTTTAACATGACTTGTGACAAATCGTGTATCTTTTGCCGAAAATAGCAAATCAAGTTGAGAAATTATTTAAAGATAAACTTCTAAATGAATTACTTAAAACCTTTTCGCATCTTACGATAACTTTTAGAACTTACAGTTGATTTCTTTTTTGATCTACTTGTTCCAGATTTTTTTCTTTTGTTTATATTGTAATACAAACCTTTACGAGCGAGCTTACCACTTTTAGTTTTATGATAACCTTTTTTCATATTTTTTCCTTTTTAGTTCAGCAAGAAAATTGTCGAACTTATTGATTACTTTTTCTTTTTCTTGAACGCTGACTTTTTTTTGTGGCTGTAAGCGCTCTTGTTTTTTTTTGATTTTTTCTTGTACATTTTTCCTCCTATCTTTTGCATAGTCAGCCAAGCAATCTTTAAAAGGCTCCTCGCCTGGTGTATGTATCTTGCAGAAAATTTTATGTTTGTCGGTAATAACGTAACTATCACTACCAGGTTCATTTGTTTGTAGTTCTGTTCCGCACCAATCACAGTGGCGCATGAACACTCTTCTTGTTCTTCGTTTCATAGTTATTGAAACACTCAGCAATTCGGTCTATAACGCTTATGCAAAAATGGAGAGTTGGGTGAGCTGGTTGAAACCACACGTTTGCTAAATGTGCGTAGGAAGAAATTTCTACCGAGGGTTCGAATCCCTCACTCTCCGCCAGTTATCTTCCAGTAAATTTGTCGAACCAATAAAATATTCTTCCAAATTGTTTATCAACATTTAACAATTCATTTTGAATTGAACTCACTGTTGCTTGTAATTCTGTAATAGAGATTAAGGTCCAAGCAGATAAAGATAATAATATTCCACCAACAATTGGTAATATCCAACTATAATCCTTTTTGCCTTTTCTCATGTTTATTAGGTCTCTTTTTATGTTTTCGTAATCTTGGTTTTTTTTCTCTTGGTACGAAATGTACGAATTTTTGTTTAGCCATTACTCAATAGGAAAATCTTTTTTATTTTTTGATTTAGGAAAATTAAAAGTAAAGACCTGATCTACCTTTAAGAATAGTTTGTCTATTTTACCAAAGAAGCTGTAGATAAAACGATCTATCATTTCTTCTTAAATTTATTCATCGTAGTTACACCAAAAGATGCACCAACTATTGTAAGAATAATGTACCAAAACATATTGAAGTATCTCCCAGCCTCTTTGCATAGCATCCTGAGTAGCTGGTATAAAATGACAAGCCATAAGGATTGTGAAAAAAACAACTAACCACTCATCCTTAAATGAGTTCTCTTGTTGTTTTACTTGTTCTACAGAAATATTTTGAGCAGCTTCTATTTCTTTAGCTTTAATAATTTTATCCTTCTCTAACTTATGTTGAATTGCACCTACTGTTTTCTCAGCAACAATTCTAGTTAAAGGATTTTTAAGTAAAGGTAATATAAAGTTAAGCATTAGTATATCCAGGCGTTAGGTCTATGAGATAATTCTTCTTTAGAGATAATATCTATATGTATAAAAGTTTTAGCTATACCAAGACCAGTTACTTTGTTTGAAAAGTAATCAATTAATTGTTTTCTATGTTGTCCGTTAGATACGTGAATATCAACAGCTTTCGAAGTAGTATGAGGTCCAGCTAAACCAGTTGATGAAACTTTATCGTTATGATCTGGACATCTAAAAGCGCTGGTAATTGTAATAGGTCCTAATACATCACGTGCTTTTTGCAAAAGGTCTAGTAAATCAGAATGAACTGATACATGACCACATCCACACTGACATTTAAATTCATCTAGGCTAAAGTTTTTCCACTTTTCCATCCACTCGTTTGGTTCTCTTATGTAAGTTGACATAGTAATTTTTTACTCCAAGTTTAATTTGTAGTTCCGATTGTTCTCTAGGTCGGTGTCCGTCATCTTTGTCAGTTTTGACATCAAACATTTCTACCGCTCCAGTATTTTTATTTATCCGCACTAAATCGACTGGACCTATTCCACAAATATTTGTGAATACTAAGTAGTCATCATCTAGTAGGTCTATTGCTGCTGTTAGGTGAGCAGCGATACCTCTGTTGTAATATTTCACTTATAAGTAATGAAACCTATGATCCCAGCAATAATGGATCCAATAAAGACAAGTACAGAAACTGCACCTTTACCTTTACTGACACTTTCAGATAATTGAGAAACTTTTTTTTCTAATCTCTCAATTGATACTCTTATTTGTTCCATGCGTTCAGCGCATAATTTTTCGTGACTAGATAAACGTATACCAACTTGTTGACTAACAACCGATGTAGTTTTTTTTCTAGCCATTATGCCTGACTTTCACTCCAAGAAATTCTTGATGCAATTGAGAACGGATTACTTGTACTAACATTTGATGGATCTTCAGTAAGTCTAGCAACAACAGTTAGAATATCTGGACCATCAGGATAAGTATTATCACCACCTTGAATAGCATTTCCAAGAGAAGCAACCTCGCCTAGTGTTTGTTCAGTAGCAATTGGAGTTCTTCCAGAAGTTCCAACTCCACCTTGAACTCTAAATTTAAATAGATCAACACCACCAACAATACTGTCACCAGTACCATGATAAACTAATTGAGATAATGATGGATTGGTTACTCCAGTAAAAGTAGCGTTATCAACAGAGCCATTTAATTTTAATGTAATCTCTGCAGCGTGAGTTGTAATAATACCGCAAGAATTTAAAATTAATTGCATACGATTTATAATTTCTCTTTCACCTAAAGCTCCGATTGTTCCAGTATCTACTGAAGGCGCTAGCCTAATTGAGATAATTGGAATATCATAAACAACTGGTGTCGTAGCACCTGATAAAGTAACTGTATAAGAGCTATTACTTCCAGATGTACCAGTAGTATTTCTATCAAGAACTAAAAGATTTCTAACTTGTTGACCACTATAGCTATAGCCTTGACTTGAATTTATATCTGGTTGATACGGAGTTGCAGTAAATCTATTGTCATAAGGATTTCTTAATTTAGTACCAGTAGCTAAGTTAGCTCCAGTTATTTCCATACCAGCTGACAACTGATTATATAAAGAGTTTTGATTAATCTCTAAAGCATTACCAATTCTTCTTAATCTATTTTGTTCAAGACCATAGTAAGTATATTGATAAGCACTTTTTCCAGTTACCGTTACAGATGCAGATCCAGTTACCTGAATTTCATTTGAAGATGCTGTAAAGATATATGCTTTATCATCATCAAATCTTCCATCCATAATAACCGATGTACCCCAGTGAGCTAACGCTGGAACATAAGTTGGAGTTCCAATGTTTTGAAGATCGTATCTAGCTGGAACATTTCCAGATCTCATATACGCTTCACTCTCTAAGTTGTTATGAGTAAATTGATGTACATATTGTACGTCACCATTTTGGTCTTTAAATCCAAATCTTATTTTACCAGCTCCATACCAAGAGTAATCAATATAAGCCATTTGAATTTTATGGATGTCTAAATTGTAACCAGTAGGTCCAGTTCCATCTGCAACATCTACATTCCAATTAGCTTGAGATACTTTTATATTTTCAGTTAAAGTTACGATTATATTAGATGCAGTTTTACCTCTATAAGAAGGAGTAATATAACAAGTCGTATCACTATCGATTTGAACAATCATATAAGATTGACCTCTTATAACAACATACTCACCAACATTTAATTGAGATTGGAATTTTGTATTTACTCCAGATATTTGACCTGAGCCAAAAGTTGCAGTTACAGATCCCGATAATTGTTTAATAGATTTTCTTCTACAAACTTTTAAGTTTTGACCATCATATTCAAAAAACATTCCATTTTGATCATCAAACAATCCACATCTTAAATTAGAGTTTTGCCAATTTTCTACATAGAAGAATGAATATCCACCAGTTGATGTAGCTGGAGGTGTAGATGCTAAAGTAACCTGGAATGAATATTCATCTGGAATTGCTGATACAGCAAAGGTTCCATTAAAATAATCAGTACCAGAAATACTAGGCGCATCGTGTATAGACACATTTAGACCTACAGATAATCTATGCGGGAACTTAGAATGTATTGTAGCTGTAGTTGATCCAGTAGTTACTATTCTTTCAATTTGTGTTGTTGGACTAAAGTTTACAGCAAAAGAAACCTGAATACCTTTACCTGATTGATACCTAAAGTATTTTCTAGTTTGTCTAATCATCTGACTATCAGGATTAGAACTAGGTATTAACTCTACTCCACCATCATAAGGTCTATGCAATGCAAAACCATCTGATCTTAAAATTAAAGAAGTACCAACTGAATATTCAATATCAGCTAAAGCTTCAGTAGCTGCATCTTCAAGTTCAATTTTAGTAGGTGATAAAACTTTAGAAATTGAGTTTAATAAAGTATCTCCAGTTGATGTTATTTTTTTAACTGTTGCTCCAGCTTGAGATCCAGATAATGCAATGATATTAGTTCCACCAGTTGCATCTGCTGCTGTAGGATAAAAAGATAATGTACTCGTAGTAGGTGGAGATACATAATAAATATAACCACTTGTTAAACCAGTAGCTGCAGTTGATGCTTCATATATAACTGCATCGCCAGCACTATATCCATGAGAAGTAGCAGTCACTCTATTGTTGCCAGTATCTAATGCAGAAACGGTTTTTGTGCTAAAAGTTTCTGGTTTATATAATGAAATATCATCACCAGTTTTAAAGAATGATGAAAAGTTTGTATTAGTACCAGATAATAACTTTGCCTCGTTTTCAATACTTGCAGTTCCTTGACCTAAAATTTCACCAATAATTGTTGATGTGCTTAATGAAGCTAGTCCAGATCCTCTAGAAGTTAAAGTGATATAAGTATTAGCTTCAGCATCTGCTTCACTAGCAGCTAATCTAATCCAGTTTCTTGATACTCTAATTACATAATAAGTAGTACCTGATGTTAAACCACCAGTAACTGTATTCGATGTTGAATAAGTAACTGCAAAACCAGTTCTAAAATAATGATTAGGTATTCTTAAAGCATCTTGCTCAGTCCATACTGCAGCACTTGCATCGAATTGAACTTGTCTAGTTGGAATTTGTCCGCTAGCGTTCATTTCAAATGAAGTAGAGTTTATTCTGTTATCTACTTTATAAACACCATCACTAGCACCATCTATATTAGCTGTAAATTTTTGCGCTCCAGCACCTTCAGATGATATATCTACGATGTTTGTTTTTCTTAATCTTCCAGTTCCTGAATATGGATATGAGAATAAAATTCTATCACTCCAACCAGTACCAGTTTGAGCGCCAGATAAAGTTCTATATAAATAAAAATAACTAGAGTTAATTCTTCTTACAAAATAAAAAGCATTATTTGTTAAACCACCTACTGGCGTATTAGATGTATATTGAACTCTATCACCAGTGCTAAAACCGTGTGATGTTCTTCTAATATAACTAAAACTATAAATGTAACCAGTAGTTTGAGATCCTCCCGTGCTATGTCTAAAAGTTATATCTGGAGTTTCATATCCAGTAGTTCCAGTTGATAGTTGTAATTTATTTGTTGTTGGATTTTGAACATAGTAAGTAACACCATTAGTTAATGCACCAATTGTAGTATTACCTTCGTCTGTATAAACAACAGCATCTCCAGCATCTAATCCGTGTCCGCTTGTTGTTGATGAAGGAGCTGGAGTTGTAATTGCTCCACCCATGCCAGCGTGATTAATACAATAGTAATATAAAGAAGGAGCGCCAGTTGCTACGACTATTTGAGTATAAGCACCAGCATTACCTGGAGTACCAACTTCAGTTACACCAGTAGTATAAGCTGATCCTCCTCCATTAACTCCATCTGCTGTTTCTGAAAATCTTAATAGATGTCCAAAGTTAGTAGCATTATCTTGATTGAAAATATAAGTGTTACCTTCAGTCAATGCTAAAGCTGGAGCTTCAACACCATCAATATAAAAAGCATTACCACCACCACCAGATTTTGCATCTACACTAACAGCGTAGTTAGTAGTAGTTGGTGAAGCAGTAATTGTTTGTTGAGCAAGAATAGTATCTGCGTCTTTAACTGCAGTAAAACCAGTAATATCTAGTGTTGCAGTGTATGATCCTTGAGACGTTAAATTTCTAATACTTGTCGAATTGTATTGTTGAAAACGTATTCTGTTATTGTTGACTACTTCAGGTCTATAATATTGATTTCTAGTTAATCCAGTTGGTACTGTACTTGAAGAAGATCCAAATCTTATAACGTCTGTATTTTTTAATCCATGACCTATAAACCAAATAGAATTTGCAGTTGGATCAGGTTGAATTAAAACCATTGCACCGTTTACAGTTCCTGAGTTTATATTTCTTGTAGAGCCATTTGGAGTGTAAGCAAACTGACATCTAGTTTCACCATTAACAACTGATACGTTTTTTGTAAAAAGTATTTGTCCAGATGTATCACCATAAGCTGTTAAGTTATTTGAATTATTCATATACGGTAATCCACCAGTTGTAGTGTAGTTCATAATTACACGTTGGTTTCGATCGTTTGCAATTAATGGAACCTCAGTATTAAATCTTAATTGTTCCGATGATGAACTTGTAAAAGCTTGAACTGGATCAAAAGCTCTTACAAAGCAACTTCTAGATACTCCATTAAAACTTCCATAAGAAGATAAATTTACTCTTGCTGTTGATGTTGGTCCTCCAAGTGTTAAATAAATAGTATTGTTATCAACCACTCTTACCCAATAAGGTCTAGTATCAGTTAATCCACCAAGCGCACCATTTCCATAACCATGCCAATAAACAACATACATGCCATCAGTAAATCCGTGTGGACCATCGAGAAATGTAATTGTCTCTACTCCACCAGCAGTATTAAGTGTAATAGTTCTTTTATTTGCATCTGTTCCTTGAACAAACCATTTAACAATCAATCCTTTAGTTGCATCTTGGATAGGTAAATAATTGTGAGGATTAACAGCACCATAATTCCAATTTTGAGTTTCTCCAGTAGAAGCATTATTATCTGTAGTTGTTCCAATGTTTGCAAAGTTTTCATCTATTACATAAGCAGATCCACCAGTAAAATTAACTACCTTTTGACCTACAGAGTTAGTTAAAAATAATGATGTATCTTCAGATAAACCTAAAGGAAATTGTGTATTTACAGTTAGTTTAGAAGGAGTAGCATTATCAGTAACAATACCATTTAGATTTTCTAATTTAAATTCTGTACCTTGATAAATAGAACCTAAGAATATTTGAGTGTAAGTTTCTTTAATTTCTTGAGTATCTGCTAAAGGAGCTTTTGCTTGATAAGTAAAGATAGTTGATGAGATAATTCTTGTTACAACGAAACCACCATTAGCTGTTGATTTAGAAGTTCCTTGTACAATAATTGGATTACCTTGAACTAAGTTATGGTCCTCTGCGCAAGTAACTCTAACTTCAGATGAGTTAGCTGTTGTAGTAATAGACGATATATCAATATCTTCGTCACCATTTCTTGAAAAGAATGTTGGAATATTTTTAATTAATTCTAAAGTTTCCCACTTTGTACTTTGTAAACCATATTCAAAGTCAGTATCAATTAAGTTCTCAGGTTGAGATACTCTAAATTTAGATACAGGATCAGTATAAGTTTTATCAGGTCTAATAAAATTACTATCACTTTCAATAAACGCTTGGAGTTTGTCTGTTGCAGACATTGACGTTGTATCGAAAGTTAAAGTTAATTCTGTAGTCTTATTTGTTGTATCTTGATTAAATGCAGTTGCACCAAATGACGGATCACCAAAACTATAAATAATTTGATTAGTCGTAACATTTGTTATGATAAGTATTCTTTCTCTTCTAATAAGATCAAAGAATTTTACTTTTCTTGTTGATGGTGTGAACTCGTATTTGTGTATTATTTGTTTAGCCATTTATTAACCTCCAAGTGCAATCGCTAGAACAAGAGCATTTGATGAAATTGTGAAAGTTTCATTAGCTCCTGAATTTTGTATTTCTTTTTTTAAACCAAGACCGACATTAAACTTTTGGTCTAAGAAACCAGGTGTAGTGTCTGTTGTTGATGCTTTTACAGCTCCACCTCCAGATGACGCAGCAGCCGAAGCAGCACTTGCAGCAGCATTTGTTTCTGAAGTCGATGCAGCACTCGCACTATTTGCGGAAGCTGTAGCTGAAGATAGAGAATTTTGAGAATAAGTTAAACTGTTAGCTTCGGATAAAGCGGCTGCAGTAGCAGCAGCTTGAGCTAAACCAGATTGTGTAGTTGCTGTTGCAGCATCAACAGTTGTTAATGCAGCATTTGCAATTGCAGTTGATGCACTTGCAGCAGCTTGATTTGCAGAGTTAGTAGCAGCTTCAGCATCAATTAATAAAGACCATTTAGCAATATCAGCATTGCTACTTAACGGTGTTGAGCCTTGAGATGTATGAGCAACAAGACAATAATAAACATTATTGTTTGAAGTATCTTTAACAATATCTCTTTCGGCATAAGCAATACCAGCTGACCAATTTCCTCTATTAGAACCTAGTTCTTGTTCAACAGTAAGCTCACCAAGACTATCAAAAGTTAAAACTTTATTTGCTCTTGCTGCAGCATCTTCAGTAAACTCTGTAGAATTAATTGTAGTAGTTTTAGATAGTTTAAGTGATCTATCTACTTGTTCTTGTAATTCTTGAGCTATAGAAATAATTTTATCGTGAGCGTTTTCTAGAGTATCTGCTGGTAGTGGATCATTTTCGATTAGATCCATACCTTGAGTTTGTGGAGTTGATCTTCTTAATAATACTGTCTCTGTGCTAAGTGGAGCTTGTCCAGAAACAAAAGATACCGTTCCACCTCCAGCGTTACCTACTCCGCTTACAGTATAATTAGTTGTTTTTACTTTTGTAGTTTCATTTCCAGCAGCATTTCTAACGATAACTTGTATTTCGTCTTCATCTGTAATTTTAAATGTATAAGTAAAATCAAGATTGGTATTGTTACCTAAGTAACTGTTTTTAATTGTTGTTGTACTAATTGTCATTCATTCCTCTAATATTTGGTAAATCTTTTCTTAATAAATCATATCCTTCGGTCATAACTCGCTCCGATATAGATTTGTCTTTTTGCATTTCATTTTTAGTAAAACCTCTTGCAGCTGAAATAGTTGCTGAGATTAATTTTTCCTGAACTTCTCTTGGCATTTTTTGATAGTAGTCTTCCTTAAACATTTGTTGCAAACCAGGAACAACATCAAATTTAAAAGCTGATCTTAAAACAGATCCGCCTGGAGCTGGAAAACCTCCATCATTAGTAAGTCTACCAGCTACTAATTTAAAAGCGCTCTCCTCTTCCTCTGTCATTTCTACTTGTTGAGGAAATAATCTTGTTACTCCAGCCTCATCATTAAAATTAAAATATTTATTTAATTTAGGTAACGTTGGATTAACTCTTTTAATTTCTCCAGTAGTAGTATTTTTTCTAATTCTATTGAAGAAACCTATTTTATAAATTGGTTGACCTAAAATATCGTAATCAATAGCTTTTTGATTTTCGACAATATTTTTTAGTAATATGCTATCAAACTCTTTTGTAATTTTTTTAAAGTCATCATCAAAGAACTTACCTACTTGCTCAACACCAGTTGGAACAAAAGATGCTGCATATCTTTGAAAATATTTTTTCCAAAACTTATCATCTGTATCGTTATTGTAAGCTTGCTTTCCGTAAGTCCAATCTTCAGCAAAGTTTGTAACACCTTGCATGTAAGTAGAGTTTTTTAAATTATCACCAAAAGCAATAATCATACCTAAAGTAAAATCTGTGTATGACTTCCAATTATCAGGATCGTCAGCAATATAATGAGCAAGTTGACCAGCGTCAGCAGCCATACTCATCATTTGAGCTAGAGGATCCATACCCATTGTACCAATTCTAAACTCGTCAAAATTAATAGACTTAGGTATTTCGTTTTCTAAAGCTAAAATATCTCTTTTACTTTTTTTATTAACTCTTGGATTACTTCCACTTACGTGATTGAAATAACCTAGTGGAGCAATCATTCCATAAAATGATGATCCTAAAGCAAGTTTAGATAATGCCTTTTGTCTTCTAGCACCGCCAGCAGCAAAATCATCATTCCAACTTTTAAGTAAAAAATTTAAACCTGGAGTTCTTTCAAAAGTAAATCCAGCAATATTAGTTGGCGTTCTAATAAATGGTAAATAATAATTAGTCCACCAAGAAAACCATCCAGAATTTCTTTTTATTGCAGATCCAGTTTTTAAAACGTTATCTAAAAAATCACCTCGATTTTTAGTTTGATAAGTAACATAGTGAGCTGCGTCGTAAGCTTCTTTAACTGCGTTCTTACTAGGATTGACTACAAAGTCTGCAATGTAATCTTCTGCTTGTTTAATATCTAATTCACCAAGCTCAATTTTTTTCATTGCCTCTCTAAAACCTAAGCCGTAGAGTTCACCTCTGTATTCTATGTTTTTAAAATAATTATCAGCGAAAGTTAAAAATCTAGTAGGTATACGTTTTAATGTAATTGTCTTACCGACAATATCAGCCATTGATGCGCCAATTTTATTTTCAATATTAAAGTTGGCTGCACTAGCAGCATTAATTCTATCTCCTAATTCTACTTTACTACCTTTATTAAATATTGGTTTAATATCAGCTGCTTCGAAATTTCCTTTTAATGCTTGAGCTAAAGACTTCTTCATAGCCACGTGCATTTCAGTAGCAATTTGATGCTTGCCAAAAGCTTTTGCTACATCTTCATAAAGAACCATTTTATCAAAGTCGTTCTTTCCAAAAGTTGGCATCATCGTAGCCATCTTTCTTTCAGCCTGAACTATTGCTGAAGTAATCCAGTTACCAGCAGTATTTCTAACGTGTGTCATTGGATTAGACAAAATCACGTTGATAAAACTTTCAGCTATTGCATCTGAGAATTTTGTTATATTTGCAAAAACTCCAGTAGCTTGATTGAAAGCAAGTTTTTTTTCTGGAGAACCACTATCTAAATAAAGAGTAGCAAGATCCTTAGTTGCAGCATCATCTCCTAATTCTAAAATAAGATCACGCTCTAAGAGAGCATCCATATTAGGATTTGATCTACCTACTTCTCTAGTTCCAATTCTAAATTGTTGTAACGCTCTAGCAGTTTCTGTTTGGACACCTTTAATTACTTTTTGTAATTCAGATGTTAAAGCAAAATGTTGTCTAAAAGCTATAAGATCACTTGTATTTCCGTTTTCAACTTTTTTAGCTAAATCATCTAATTTATTTAGTGAAGCTACTAACAGTTCTCTTGATGCAAAAATAGTTTCTGCATTTAACGTAGAACCAGGTTGTAAAGTTAATAGCTTAGAGGTTAAAGCGTTTTCGTTTTGATTTAATAAAGTAGATAATTGTTTTGTAACTTTATTTGTCTGTACGCCTCTTTTTTGCTTATCAAATTCTTTTGCAAATTTTTGAGAAATCTTTTGTATTAAAACTTTAATATCTTCTTCAGATGTAATTTTATTAATATTAAAATCACTTAATATTTCTCTTCCTATTTTATTATCTAATAGGTCTATCTTAATATCTTCTAATACTTCGTCAGCTTGTTTGCTTTGATCTTTTAGTTTAATTTTTTCTTGTTTAATTTTAACTTTAGTAGCTGTTTGCTGACCTTCTTTTAGAGTAAGTTTTTTATCTTTTATTTTTAAAGTTTTATCTGTAGATTTTTTTTTCTCTAAATTAGATCTTGGAGTAAGATCAACTCCTTCCTCTGCAGCTTTTATCTTTTTTTCTATTGCTTCAAAATCAATTCCTGACTTTTTTTTTAATTTTACGCTAGCTATTGTTTTAAGTATTTTTACAACCATGTTATTTGAATTTTTTTAAAAAGACCGATTTGAGGATAGTCTTTTTATTAGATGTTTTTGTTTAATTTGAAATAGTATTGTTCCTAGTATTATCTAGGATGGAATTACTCTTTAGTCTCTGATGAGTTCGTCAAATTCTGAGAAGGCTCGTTCGTCAAAGTCGTATCTGTATTTTTCTGAGAACTCTTTGTCGAGGTCTTTTTTCTTGGTGAGTAGATCTCGTACGAGCTGTCGAATATCGGATCGTCTAGTTTGTCCAAGGATCTGCTTATAATTTTTCCCATAGTCTGTTTTATCTCTAGTTATTAAGTTACCGTTTTTATAATATATGATATGAGCTGCATCATCAACATTCAATTCGACTAGGTTTTCGAGTCTTTTTTGAAACTCTATATTATCTAAGTCACCTACGTTGATTACAACCACACCTTTTTCTTTAGCAATGACCGCATGACCATCACCAAATTCTTTGTCTAAAGCAGTACCGAATTTCTTCATTTGATCTGCTGTAAATTTTTTATCAGTTCTAACTGCAACTGAGTTTGCGTTTTTTTGTGATCCAGCTTTTATAAATCTGTGATAACCAATTGCGTCTTGCTGTAAGACAACGCCTCTAACAGCTGAATATAATTCTAATAATTCCTCACTTGGTGCATCCATCTGAGTAACATCTTTACCAGCACCTTTTACTCTAGTTGTTGCAATTTTAGTTTGTCCAGATGGATTTGATACACCTTGATAATAACCTGGAGCCTCAAAATGACCTGGAGAAAGTAGGTTTAATTTTTTAGCAATAATATCTGAACCATCTTCATCGTTCATTATTTGTGAAACTTTAAATTGGTATTCTGACTTTATATTAGGTGTAGCGCTAGATAATTGATTTAAATGTTTAGAATAAGTTCCTGGTACAGTTTCCCAGGACACAAATGCCAAATTATCTTCTAAAGCATCAGCAAAATCAAATGCAGCTTTGCCAGTATCTTTTGAAGTTAACTCGTAATCCATTGCAGTATTAAATCTTAAATCAGCAAATTCTTTTTCTTTACCTTTTATTGGAATGATAGATCCACCACTTCTAACACCTACATTTTGTTCTAATGCAGCGTCAGCAAAAATCTTTTTTGTACTATCAAATCTTCCTTTTGTTGCAACCCAGATTGCAGCTTGAGCTTGATCAATATCCCAATTCTTTTGTTTAGCAACTTCGTTTGTAATATCTTCTAAGTAAGAATATTTTACACCATCACTCAATTCTTGACTTACAAAACCACCAGCTCTGTTCATCCATAAATCAATCGTTGCACCTTGTTTTAATTCTGGATTAATTTCTTTCATTATATTGTTATAGAAATTATTTGTCTTTCTTCCGTTCCAAGGAATATTTTCGTTTAACAATAAATGTGATTTTAAATCTTTTGTTTTTTCTGCAATGTTATCATATTCGCCATGACGAACTACCATAACATTTCCGCTGTCATCAAGTTCTACAACTTCTAATCCTGTAGATTTTTGTCCTTTAACTCTTTTAGCTCCGCCATACTTACCAATTAAATCTCTTTTAAATTTAGCTTTCTGAGTAATATTTAAATCTTGTGGAATAGTTGCTCTCTCTAATATTTCTCCATCCCAAATTTTTTCTCCAGATTGAAACTTATTCCAAGCCTTAATTGCAAACTGAGTGTTTGTAGCAACTGGTTTTTGTGGTGAGTAGATTGCTAATAGTTGAGCAAATTGATCAGCTGCTTGTTTATCACCTCTGACATAATTTAAAATATTTTGTCCACTTTTATTATACCAGTCTTTACCGAGCTTACCTTCATCAGCTAATCTATTAAAATTACTTAAAGTTTTTTTTTCAAAACCTTCAGCTGATAGCTTTTTTAAAGAAGGAAGGACCTCACCAGCCTTCGTTCCTAACATTTTTTTTACAACTGTCGGACCTAATCCAGCAGTCTTTTCAAAACCATATTCATTAACTGTGTCAGGAATACTACTTTGATCATCATCAATGTTAAATTCTAACGGTGGTATTTCATCACTATCAGTAACATTCTCTGTATTAGATATTGTATTATCAAGAATTGCACCTGAGCTTGCTCCACCACCTACAGCAATTGCTCCTTGTTGTGCTTTGTCAGCTTTCATTTTTCTAGCTGCAATAATTCCTTTTAATAGTTTTTCTCCAACATCGGTGTAGAGTAAATACTCTCCAAACTGTGCGAACTTATCTACTACCTCACCCATTGGTGTATCATCTGGTAAATTAAAAGTTTCTTTTACTGCTCTAAAATATTTACTATCTGTAAAGAAAGTCTCTGATTTATCAAAAGCTA